AGGGATAGTTGTTCCTTTAATAATTCATTCTCTCTTCTTAATTCCTCAGCAGATTTTGCCATGGTTATAAATATTTAGAATTTAAGTTTTATAACCTGCTTTAATAAATTTAGGACGTGCTACACCCTTATTTTTAGCTGCCTCATCTCTAGCCTCACCCTTTAACCAAGAATCTTCAGCTTCAGTATCTTTTTTAGCAGCATCATACCAGCCTTTAATTTTTTTAAAGGTAAATTTTCTTAACCAAATGGGCATATTGTAAACAGTGGCATAATCATAACCACCTTGCCCATGAAATACTATTTCGTGTATCTGACCGAATAGATTTTGCCTAAGCAGGGGTATTTCATCCAAGCTCAGGCCAAAAAAAGGTAAGGGTGATGGGGAGGTCTATATCTTTTTCCCCATCGTTAAAAGTCATATCTACTCCTGGTGATACTTCTTTAATATATTCCCTAAGTGCTTTAGCATCGGATGCTAATAGGTAATTTTCTACAAAATCTTTTATCTTATTGTGGTCAGATTCCCCATTTACTGAAGTAATAGTATGCTTAAGACGAGTAGTGACAACCCCTCCAGCTTTAAACTTAGACATACCTGTAATTTCCTTTTCGATGTTTTCTTCATCTTTTTCAGTAAGAATTTTAAAAGTTACTTCATTTTCACTGCTGGGTAGTGTGAATTTGATATTTTGGCCTTGTAAAAGGGTTTTTTCATCTATATCTTTATTATCGAAGGAGGATAAATCTACACTATATTCTTCACCATCATAGGTAAAATTATAGTTTTTGCCGTAACCTAAAATTCTACAAGCTATTAAAATGGCATTTTTGTCTCCAGTGCAAATGTCTTTTAAATCTATTTTAGTAACTACAAGGGATTCAAGTAGTTTATCTAAAACAGTGCCTTTATCAATATAATTTTGGTTGGTAAGTATGTCCTCTTCTTTAGCGGTCATATACTTAATTTCAACTTTACCTTCTTTTAGTGGGTGATCTTCAGGGTATACTAAACCTTTAGAAGGTAATTCAACTATTTCAGTTGGGAATTTAAATGTTTCACTCATTGTAATAACTTTTGTTATAAATATAGTAAAATAAAAAAAGGGCGCCGAAGCGCCCTAATTTTTTGTATCTAGATTGTATTAGAAATTCAATACGCAGTAATCCATAGTAACACCTAAGGTTAAGTTAGTAGCTTCACCTGTTCCGTCCCACGTGTACTCACCAAACTCGGCAGAAGTTATTAGAGCACCCTTAATTACCCACTCACTGACTATATCACCAACAGGACCCAAAATGTTAATGGTTAAGTCCTTCTTATAGAAGTCAGAGTAACCGTTTCTACCAGTTACTGATTCGTGGTGCAGTCTTACCCACTCCATTACGGCTTGAGCACCGGAAGGAGTAATTGGATCATATAAAGTCATTGTTAAATCGTTCCAGGTAGTTCTACCTTTTACTTTTCTATAAATGTTTATATGGTTGAGAGTTACTACTTCTTGGGCTAGGCCGACCGCGGATACTCCTTTGATTATATACGATGGAAAACCGTCTACTAAAAGAATAAAGCGGTTTGTTTGTTTGGGTTCAAACGCTGTTGTGAATATTTCGTTGGGATCTAATACTGCCATTTTATTTGTTTATTATAAATATGTTAGACTTTAATTTTTATCAGACTGGGAACTCGGCTCCTGTTGGTAAGATGTTAAAGTCTAGGATTATAAATTCTGCTGTTTTGGTTGGTTGTAAGAACAATTGACCCACTAACTGGTTTCTATCAATAACATCTGGTGTGTTATTTGTTTCATCCATTACTACTCTAAAGGCGTATAAACCTTGTTTTTGTTGTACACTTTCTAAGTAGGGATTAACTTGTGTTAAGAAGTTATTTCTAGTAGCTAAGCTATTTTGTTCAAATACTAAGTTTTGAGAAACTTGACCAATAAAGCTCTTAACTGAGATTAGCAATCTTCTTACGTTAATTCTATCAAGAGCAGTTGCTGCTTTTTGTAATGTTTTCTGTCCAAATACTACTACTCCTGTATTGGGGAATGTGGCAATTGGATTTATATTAGCATTATATAATACATCTCTATCAGCTCTCTGTAGATTCTGTTTTGCACGAACTACAGTTGGTAAACTACCTCTATTTAATCCAGCAGGTGCGAACCATGTCTCACTTGTCTTATCGTTAAAGGCATATACTGAAGGGATTAATGTTGAAGCAGGAACCCATACTAACTTACCAGTATCAGGTTCTCTAGTTTGTAACCAAGGCCAATAAGTAGCGGCATATGATGAGTTTCTAGTACCTGCTCTATTAATTGCTGAATTTTTGTTTTCACTATATGAAGATAAATCAACTACTGCAATAGCATCTGTTCTTTCTTCTTGCTTTGTAATTGCATCTGTAATTACAGCGCCATGACCCGTTAAGCCATCAATTATACCTGGGATTGTAATTACATTATATAGATACTGGTCTTTGTTAGCTAGAATTGCTAGTGATTGAGTATAATCATTAGGTACTAAACCTTGTGTATTGTTACCATCTATTTGATCATAAAAATTAGCACCCGCTCCAAAGTTATCACCAGTAGCACCCGTAAATGATTCACTTTGAATAATGGGTACAGAGGCAGTATAAGATTGGTTTGATATAGCTCCTTGTGCATTTAAATAACTAGGAGTAGTACTTGCTACACTTTGTACGTAAATTAAGTTACTTACGCTAGGGTAATCTCCTACTACTTGGATATAGGGGTTATTATTTTCATCAGTAGCAACAGTTTTATATTGGTTACCAATTGCTTTTTCAATATAATTATTAGCTTCAGGATCTAATGAAATGTTGTTATATTGCTCTAATACAGCTTTTTCTCTTGTGGAGTCGTTACCTCTTCTAACAAGTAAATTAAATGTACCGGATGAAGTATCTTGGGAAGAAATTTCAACCCTTAAATTATCTACACTACCACTTTCTAATACTCCATTAGAATCTAATGAACTACTACTATTTTGTTTAGTTCCTTCGGCAAAAGTTGCTAAAGTAAATGCTGTAGCGTTTACAACCTCGGTTCCTTGACTAAAGGATTGGGAATAAGTTTCAGTTTCTGTAAGTAATTCATTAAATGACCCACTGAATAATTCGTATAAATTTCCTGTAGTACCTGCTGATGAGGCTGAGATGTGGACAGTATCTGAGGAAAGGCTGGCGCTGAGGTAAATTGAAGCACTCGCGTTAATTACATCTACTAATCCAGAAGCCCCTCCGGTATAATAATATAAGTTTAATGAAGGTATATCTAAAGCACTTCCCGCACTGTTAGATACAAAGAAAATATTAGTTTGGTTATCATCTAATTCTATTCTAATACCTTCATTAGTATCAATATTATTTATATCTGTTATTGAAGAAGTAGCATGGGTACCTACATCATCAGCGTTAGCGTTTTGTATATTTAACGTGGCAGAACTAAAAGACCCATTTACTGTGCGGGTAACTAGTAAAGTATCACCCCCTTGGTTAAAATAATTATAAGCAGAAATTGAGGTTAAATAAGTATAATTTATACCCCCACTTATAATTGTAGATCCAAATTTGTTTTTAAAGTCGCTATAAGAAGTAACTATTGTAGGTATTTCTACAGGTCCTTTAACTGTAGGACCTACTATAGCTGAACCTGCTTGTACAGGTTGTGATGTTATTAATGACTGGTCATTCTCTCTAGTGAATACCCCAGGTGATACGATTTGTTCTGCCATGATTGATTACGTGTTTGTAATAAATATTATATTTTTTTTAAAAAATTAGCCTGTTTTAGTAAATGTTCCTTGATCGATATCAATAGAACCATTTCCATATTTTTTACTTAATTCTATTCCCGCTTTTTCTTCTTCTTTTTTCAGGTTTTCAAGATCTTCAATAATTTGTTCTTTTTGAAGTTCTAATAATTGTAAATTATATTCTACTTTTCCTAAGGAAGAAGCAATATCTAATTGACGTGTTTGTAACTTTTTTAAAGTGTCGATTTCTTCTTGTAATAACTTAATTGATTCCATAATAATTATTTACCAATAAATACATCAGGATTTGTTACAATGTCAGAAGGATCAAAAGGTTTAGGTTGGGCTTTATTAATATCTCCACTTACAGTTTCGTTGTTAAAAATAACTTGTCCTGTAGAGAATCTTACTGGGTTAGTAGTTAGATCTTTTTGGATTATATTAGGTATAATATACCCATATAAATTTATGTCAAAATTTGCTCTTACTGATCTTATATCCCCTGCGGGCATTTCTACAGGAGTAGAAAATGAATCAATAGTAGCTTTAAATTTAAATCTTTCGGGATCCCCCCAATATGAATCTGAGGAGTAATTTATAGCTTCAATAATACCGTTTAATTGTTCTACGTAATAAGTATAAATTAGGCAACTATAAACTAAATCTACGTAATCAGGTACTACAATAGCATAGTTTTTGGTAGTGGGTTTTCTATTATTTAAAACATCGAAATTACTATAAGAGTTAGATTTATTATATCTTTTTTGAAAATATTCTAAATTGTAAGGAGAATTAGCATCTAACTTATTAGTGACAGATCTATTTTTAGTAATAGTGTTTCTTCTAAACATAATAAGTGGTGACATTATTTTTCCACTTTTATCTCTAATAAACCCATCTGCTTGTACTCCTTTCCATCTTTCAGGATTACCGTACATAACAGGTACTTCAATCCTTTGTCCATTTTGCATTACAAAAGGTTTAATAACATTTTTAAAGTAATACATTATAGACTCGTCTATATCTTTAATACCAATAGAAAAAGGCTTTACATTGTCCCCCTTCATAGAGGTTTTTTTACCTCTATTTAAGTCAGAAGATACATTAGGATTACCTCTTCCTAAGGGTTCATAAGGATTAGGTAAACTATTAGCTATTTCTTTTTGTTTTTTAGGGATTGGTGTTCTTCCTTGTGTAGCCATTATAATCTTTCTTTAGTAATACCAGGCAAATCAGCAGGAACATGTATTGTATTAACAATAATTGACCAATTAGCACCAAATTGCTCTAGGCCTGGGTTTAGAGGGTTGGTTTCATTAGGGTAATCGGGATTTTTACCTAAAAGATATTGGTTAGCATTAGTTGTAGTTATTTCATAATAACCATCTTGGTACATTATATAATCACCTACTTCAGGTACTACATTAGCATCTACTAAATCTTCTCTTAAAAATCTAAATTCAATACCCCAACTAAAGTTTACACCTAAGTCACTTTCAGCATATTCTTGATCTTGTCTATTTATTAAACAATTAAATAATACCGGACCCATATAATATTTGTCTTCATTAGCTTCACCATAGATGTTAAAAACAGTCTCATCTATTTTAAATTTATAAAAAGAACATTGTTGGTTGATAACATCTCCCATTAACTCACGGTTAACAGAAGTAAATAAATTCATATCACGTTGACGTCCAAATAATGCCATTAGCCAACATATATTACATAAGGTACACTAGATAATTCCTTTTGTAAAAACTCAGCTTCATTGGCTTTTTTTTCTAATAACTTAACTCTAGAAGTTTCATCTAAATAACCTCTTAATCTTTCTATAAGTGCTGTTTTTTCAGCAGTAGCTGCTGTAAGTAAATCACTTTGGTTTAGGGTAACTTCAGCATTAGGTATAGGCACTGTGGAATATTTACCTCTAACATAGCCTAACATTTCTTTACATAATGCCAAAGTATATTCAAACACCCACTGTCTACCAATAGAATTTATATAAGCATAAGTAGGATTAGTATAGGGTACAGTACCTACATCTGTAATTACTCCAGTTCCAGCGCTGCCTTGGACTACTGGGTTGTTCCTTTCTGATTTTTTTAGGTATTTAAACCATAAAGTTTCCCCGTTTCTATTTGGTATGGGGAATATTCTTAATTGATTATTTACTAACTCAAAACTGTAGTTGGATTTTCTAATTTGGTCGTTAAATTCAATGGCTTGAAGTTTTTGTAAATCATAGTTAATAGGCATTAATAAAAAATTAATACCAGGACTATAGTTACCAAATCCAAAAGAGTCTAGTAACCCTTGTACATCGGTACCAGTACCTGCATAAGGATCAAAATAACGTACAATAGAAGGGGGGGCTTCATAAAATATTTTTCGTATTTCGATATCAGAAGCACTAATGTTGTTTTCAACAGCCCATGCTTCTAAATCATACTCTTGTACAGAAGATGTAAGTGCTATATTTCCTTGATACCATGTAACATCACCCCCAACTCCAGCTTCAGAACCATATTGTTCAGCAATTCCAATACTTCTTCCCAAATTAGGTTTTTGTAATTGATAATTTAAATTAGAACCTGTAGTAGCACCTTCTAAAGATAAGTAATTTTGTGCTACTTGGTATGCATATACTTCATTTCCATATGTAGTAACAGCTTCTTCAAAAGCAGCATAAAAGTTTACATCTTGTAATTCAATATCTGTTAAAGGGTACCCTAAACGACGAGCACAAAACACTGCTACTCTATCAGCGTCTTGCTGAAATTCGATATCATTGTCATAGAAACCAAATGGGGTTTCTCCAGGGAAAAATGAGGATGATCCGGGCCAAATTGCTGCGTTGGGCATGTTGTTTGTTTATAAATATTAAACCTCTTCAGCAGGATACCATTCGCTTCCTAAAGAATCAACGGTTTCATAAGGAACATCTTCATCATCTTTAAAGCATAAGGCAGCTTCAGTATTATCGGATTCATTTATAATCCAAGACCACCAGTATTGGGTGACTGGTCCACATCCTAATTCTAGAGCTTTGTTGCGAGAAATAAGTTCTGCGATTTGTGGGGTTGTTATGTAGTATTTCATTTTAGTAAATGTTATAATAAGAATTTATATTAGGAATAATATCTGCTCTTGAAGAGCTTTGTGGGAAAATAAGTATTTCTTGTACATCTCCTATGAATTCATATGCTGTATTATTCCAAGCGTTAAATAATAAAGTCGCTCTAAATGGTCCTGTTCTATTTGCAGTACCTGTAGCAGCTGTTCCATTTCTTTCAAAATCAGTTTGGGATCCATTAAAGAATGCTGAGAAGAGTTTTTGGTCTATTGTATTATGATATGTGTTCCCTGTCCAATATATATTATAACTTCCCCCATTTATTTGCCAGTTAATTCTATTTCGGTTAACCCAAAATCTATTATCATTTCCAACTTGAGTACCAATAATCATACCTTGGTTATCATTATTAACAGATCTATCAGAATTACATACAATTGTCATTAAGAATGGGTTAGTACTAGTTCCTGTACTAAACTCTTCAGTCATTACAAAAGTCCCACCTACTGAGGTATCTATTGTGGGTTTACCGTTATTCATATTAATAGAACCCCCAGTTGCTATTTTGGGTTTATCACCAGCGTACGTGTATGAAGCATCGTAATAGGCATCATTACCATTACCTGATTGGTCATACCATTTTGTTACGTATCCTTCCCCAGAGCCAATATGTGTTAAAATAGAACCTGTATCCAGATTACCGTCGTTATCAAATCCTATATCTAAAGTAGTACCACCATCATTTTCCACTTGGATAGCATATCCTGTGTGAATGTGACTTACCCTTCTTAAACTGTATGCTAGACCCATACTAGCAGTAGCGTATAAACTATCAGTTAAGTGGTTTTCGATAGAAGATTTAAAGCTTAAAGGTATTGAGCCTGTTTCCCTAAAGTTTAATAAATCAAAAGCTAAATTTTTAGTGGCATCTAAAGATATATTACCTGCTCCATCGGTGTATTCAGTCCATTGGGAAGAACTATCAGGGTGAGCAAATGCTCTATCTGAATAGAAAATTCTTCTATTTAACGATTGACCTGATAGGGGTACTGCTCCTTTTGTTTTGCTATACTGCCCATCACCATCTGCTCTAGCTGTATAGTAAAATTCTAAGCTACCACTATTTTCTACATATGTTTGGGCATTTGTATTGTATCTACCAAAATAATGAGTGTCGGTATCTAACATAATAGTACCCTCTTTACCAGGTATAGTAATTACTTTTTTACCTCCTACTAAATAAGTAGCTAAGTCGGGTCTTAACATTAAGCCCTGATTTATTGAATCTTGTTCCCACCCGGCGTGTGAAGGAGCAAATAATATTCCTCTGCGATCTTCATTTCCGGTGTTTTTTACATTAAAAAACCCACCAGGAGTAAATAAACCTGATGAATTAAGACCACCAGTATTTATCTGTCCATTTACATACATGTTTCCTGAGAAGCGGTTGCTTCCGTTAGATAGAATTCCTGTGGCTATTATTTGTTGTTTAAAGATAGGAACTTTGTTAAAAATTATATCACTATCAATAATACCATCTATATCAAACAAACGTGGATTTCTATTCCAGCGTTGGATTTGATCGTTTCCGTTAAATAAAGCATAAAAATATTCATGAGGTTCAGGAACATAATATAATCCAGATACACCATAAAAATTTTGACTAGTTTGACCATAGAAACTATAAGCATCCGCGTTTTGTGTATATAAAGACTTAGTTTGAACTGCAGTAGAAACATCATAAGGGGTAGATAATTCTAATTGGTAGATGTACTCCCGTTGATCTCCTGCTATA